CACATCAGAGATGGAAGTAACTACTACTTCTAAAACTCCACCATCTACTCCTCCAGGAGATCGCGGATCTAACCCTGCACGTAAACCTAGATCACGTTCTGGAACTATTAAAGAAGTTACCGCAGCTATGGCTAGCGGAAATATTGATAAAGAACAAGCAACAATGATTAGCCCAGCTTATGCAGCCCGTGAAGGACGCAAAGCAGCTGCAGCTTCAACATCTCCAGATGCTCCACAAGTTACTCCGGCAAATGTTAAGAAACCTCGTAAACCTCGTACTCCGAAAGCTGGTGCATAATGCCTAAAAAGAAAAAGGCTAGTCCTGCAAAAGTATATGCAACAGGAAAAAGAATTAAAAAAGAACGCGTTGAAAAAAAGAAATCTGATATTGCATCTGCTACAGCAGCCGCAGCAACAGAATTAAAAAGTACTCCTAGAGAAGCTGTTGCAAAAAAAGAAACACCAGCGCCAAAGAGAGCTGCTAAAAAATCACCTGCTCCAGGAACTAGAGTAACTGAAACAGAAAAACTTAGTTCTACTCTTAAAGCAGACGCTCCAGAAATAGTACAGAACCCTGGTCGTCCTGGTGCACCTGATTTGTCTAGCGAAGGTGCTCGTCAAGCAACAATGAAAGCATCTGCGCAAAGAGCAGCAAATCCAGAAGTTCGTTATGACCTTAGTGAAGTACCTTTTGCGCCAAAGCCAGCAGATGTTAAAGCAGTAAGCGCTGCTAAAGAAGATCCTAAGCTAACTCCAAAACCTACTATTGAACCGCTACCTAGCGAAAATCAATTAAAACGTGATCGTTTACGTAACGAGCCTTTAGCTAGACCTCAAAAAACTGGTGTATTAACTGGAGGAACTCCTCAACGTTACGAAGCTCCACTTACAGACCCAAGCCGTGATGAAAGTCGTTTAAGAAAAGGTATGGGAATTGCTGGAGAAGAAAAGGGAATTGTTTCTCACGCCATTAGTTTGTTAAACCGAGATAACGCAGTTATGTGGCGTAAAGGACAGCTAGTTGAAAAACCAGCAATTGCAACTAGTTATAAAGATGTGCGGGATACTCATCAACACCGCTTAGCAAAAGTTTTACATACTTTTAAAGTTTCAGAAGATGCTTTGCAGGCTCATGCTCAAGCAACTGCCGGAGGATCTAGAAAAGCATACGAAGACACCATTTCAGGTTTGCACGAAGCTGCTCAACAGCACAATGACTTTTACGGTGCCAAGATTACGAAAGTACCTGGACCTACTGATCTTTGGGAACACCCTACGCTTACTGATGCAAATGGGTTTAAGAAAACATTTCCGGTAACAGCTAACCATCCAGATATGCCAAGTGCCTTTACTAGATCAAAACAAAAAATTACAAGAGTAAACATACTTTCTGATGGCACTTTGGGAACTTCTGAAGGTTATGAAGGATGGGATTCTTTTAAAGCCGCAGGTGGAACAGTTTGGCGTCAACAAACCGCTCCAAAGGGTACAGACCTAGTTGACCACCTTCGCAGCGAAATTTTAACTAACCATGCTGAAGGAGCTTCTTTACGAGCACGTAAAGTTAAAGATGCTGGAACTATCCTTGATTCTTTAGCCGGTGGAAACAAAGTTATCGGTATGAGAGAGCGTGGAAAGGCTGAGCCAAAGCCAGGCCTTCCTGCAGTAAATGCTCGCCCTATTAACAGAAAGGGTAAGCCTGGAACTTCTATGGCCTATCCTCTAGACCAAGGACAAAACTCTGTTGCCGAAGCTTTAGTAGTTGAGAAGCCAAGTCCTACAGGATTACCTGAAGGAAGAAATAAAACAGATCGTCAACCTAAAGCTCGTTCAGGTAAAGTTAGAGTTACAAAAGGAACACGTGGGTTGGCTGTTAGCTCTTCAAATATGGCTACAAAAGAAGCTGAGATTGAGACGCAAGCAGGAACTAGAGTATCTGCAAAGAGTTTATTAAAGCCTTTAGTAGATAAGAATGCAATGACTCCTGACAAGGTCGCCGGCGCAGCTGTTGTAGCAGAACCTAAAAAGTCTAAGATAAGTAAAGAAGATAAAGCACTAGAAGTAGCTCAATCACGTAGTAAAGCTCAAAAAGCACGTGGCACTGGTCCTTTAGCTAAGGGAGCAGTAAACATTGCTGGAAAACCATCTATGCTTCAAGATAGTCAAATGGCTTTGCCTGGTTTTGAAAATGTAGAAAAAATGCGTGTTGGTGCTAGAGCTCAACGACTACTGGCACAAACTCATGGAAATATTTCTGCAGAAACTACTGGAATACAAGACGTAAATACTATTAAGGCCGCAGGTCTTATTGCTAAGCCAACTCCAAGTGACAGTCGTGAAGTTGCTGTTAGAGAAGGTGGTCCAAGAGCTAAATCACGCGCTGCAAGCGCAGCTCGTCAAACACGTCAACGTAATACTCCAATGGAGCAACCTATGCTTCCAGGAAAAGAACTACGTTCGTCTGCATTTGCTTTGGGTGGTTCAGTACAGCCAATAAGTGAAAAGAGTAGGGTTCTACAAGGTGAGGCTAGAAAACCTTCTAAACCATCTAACCCAATATACGCAGCCGCTAATAAAATTCTTGAAGAGAATAAAGATAAGTAAACTATGGCTAGAGTAGCCAGTTTCTCTCCAGAACCAGAGAAGTTTGATAGGTATAAGTCCTTGCGTCACAACGCAAGAGAGGCTGCCGAATACTTAACTGGCCTTCCGTATGAACAACCTAAATCACCTGACTTTGGCGTGTATAAGAAGCCTGGGCGCGGTCCTAACGGGGAGTCATCAAACTAATGGGACGTTCAAAGAAAGACTTGCATTTCGGCTCTAGAGACGGTCGTGGAGGCGTTATACGCACCTCTGTAGCAGACCGTACCTCTAAAGCTGCACGTCCTTGGAATGACCCACAAGTTGTTAATGCTTCCTCTACTTACGGAGTTAAGCTTAAGAGCTATAAAGAAGTACATAATTATGAAAACACCTTGGAATCCCAAGGATCATTAGAATCACACGAACGTTTTACCTGCGGCCCTTGTGGTAAGTTAAAAGCATCATGTGCGTGCAAGGGAGATAGTAATGGCTGAAGCAAAAAAGTTTGGTCCCTACAAAGGTTCCAAAGCGAATGGAGGTCGCCCTATCTACGTCTACAAGAAAAAAGTAGACGGTAAGTGGGTTACAACATCGAAAAACAAGGCTCGTGCCGATTACGAATCTAAAAACGGAAAACTACCTAGAGGAACGGATGTTGACCACAAGGACAACAACCACAGCAATGACTCTAAGGGAAATCTAAGAGCATTGAAGCATGGTAAGAACACCGCAAAAGAGAATAAACGAAGAGCTGGTAAGAAAGAAAACGAGAAGTAAATAGAAAAGGCCCGGTCTCCCGGGCCTTTACTATTATTTAACCTTTATAAAGTCATCAAACCATTTGGTAATACCAGGCTCTGATGGATCTCCATCATAGGCACCAGGTCCGTATCCCCAAGAACTCCAGTTAGTACCCCTGGCGGTCATGTAGAAAGCGGCTTGTGCGTTAGTCACTGGATCGAGTAACTCGTCATCGGTAAGGATCTTGAACTTCTCCCTGCGCACCTCTCCTAGAGATCCAATCATGTTCAATTGGAATAACCCATAAGAGTTGTCACCTGTGGCGGAAGTCTTGTTATGAGAGTCCGGGTTTCCCCTAGATTCCTTCATAACCACTGACCAAGCTATCTTAAGGCTCTCGCCTTTAAAACCTACTAAGGACAGGAGGTCGATAATCTCCTGATTAGTAAGTTCGGTAGCTCCCCTATATTTATCCAAAGGATCATAGGGTTCTTCAACGACTGTTGTTTGTGTTGGTTGGTTGTTGTTTTCGACGGCCATTGCTGCGGGGATTCCGCATATGAGAACTAAATAGGCCACCAGTACTGCGATTTGCGATTTTGCATCTTTATGCACACTATCTCCTAGGCTAGAGAGCCAGTTCTTACTCTATGTGACTGTCACCCACATAAAGCAATCCGGCCTATGTCTGCCGGATTCGTACTGCAACCCTTTTGTTACGTAGTTAGTGATGGCCCAATTGCTTGGGCCATGGATATACCGTAGCAGTAACTACAGGGGGTCAGCAACCAAGAAACCCATGTAGAATAGTTTTTAATTAATTGAGAGGAATGTCACAT